AAATTTACCATCGGCATTTAATTTACCGAACAAACCAAAGCCGGCAAAACCTGTCACAGTATTATGGGCTTCAATGGTTGAATGTGATTTTCGTGATACATCACCCGCAATACCTGAAGGCATGCGATATAAAAAAGCATTACTCATGATTATTGTCCTTTATTCCAGAAAGCGCGGTTTTTAGCGTTGATGTCAGCAGGTGTTGGAGCTGATCGACCAAAGTCCCGAGTTGTGATACCCGTACGTACACCCTTCGCATTATTTTGCTGTTTGATCAATTCTGATGCCCCAATAAAAGCAGCATCAACCGTATGGGCTGGCAAGGCATCAATATTGGCATTGGCACCACCCACAAATGGCCCAATCGTTTTAATCCCATCAGCGGTGGCATAAGCTAATTTCAAAGCATTGCGTTTCGCTGTATCGGCAACTTTGCCAACGTCTTTAGCAGATGAATCCAGTGTCGGGATTTTTAAGCCGGGTGCGAGAATCTCGGCACGCGCACGAATGTCTTGAAGTGAATCACCTGTGTAGGTTGTACCTACATCGGCTTTACCTGCTGGTTCCGCTTTCAAGATGTCGTCTTTGGTTGGTTCATCGTCCGGATCATCTTCACCATCTTCGGTTTTCTTTTCAGGGTCATCTGAATCTTTGGTTTTTTTCTTTTCCAAAGCACCTAGTCGAGAATCCATAGTTTTAAGCATTTTGAGAATTTGACGATTTACAGCGGCATCTGAGGTTTTGCCTTTGCCCTCACCCTCAGGATCGTCATCATCTTCGGTTGGATCATCATCTGGATCACCATCCTCAGTTTCTTTAGCCTTTTCCAAAGCCTCATCAATTGTACGTTTGGTTTTAAGCAATGCCTGATACCAAGGTGTTTTTGTCTTTTTAGCCATAGTCTTACTATCCTTAATTGCACAGCGATTACCGTTGCGCCCTTTTTCTACCAATGCAATATGATTAATAACAATATTGCTCTGCGTTGCTTTACCTTTTTCAAGTTGTAGGTAATCAGTGTCATAACCTAGAGATATTTCAACCTTTCCGTTATTAACATCCTCAATGGCTTGCTTATCTGTAATTAACAGATCGCCAATCAAAAGATTGTCTTCAAGCCCTTCCCCACGGCGAATATTCTGACCAATACCGCAAGAGAGTTGCTTCCAGTTTTCAGGCTTTACCCAATCATCAGGATGGTCATTGGTGACAGGCTTACCTTCTGCACTCGCCATAGTTTCAGGTCGGAATAGATCATCATCACCACGAGTAACCACAATAAGCCCAGTATTGTCAGGCTCTACTGGAATTTCTCCATCGCCATAAAGCAATGTTCCAGTACGTGCCAAAGCCACATCACGACAGAGTAAATAACCCTCTGGTGTAATTTCCCGAGTCTTACCAATTTTAGAGACTGTATAAAACTCGTTGGCCTTGTCAGCCATTTTGGTTCGACCCTGTTTGGGTTTCTTTTTAAACATGATTCACCTTTGAGTAGGCATTAAAAAACCACCGCTAGGGTGGTCAGTCTTCAGGTATTACAGGTTCGGGGTAACATCGGCAGTTTATGTCACAACCCGCATGCGCTCTACGACCTGACTTTTTATCAACAACTGGTGGGTTGTTCCATTTGAAATGTTTACCGTTCAGCTCTTGATGATCATGCCGTACATCACTATCTTCAGATGTACGCCAAATATAACCATCACTGCCTAAATCCTTGGCACGTGCCTCTGTGAATGCTGTTGCAGCTCTAGATATCTCTGTACGTGCAATAGTATTCGCTCGTGCCTTAGTGACTCCACCTATAGCCATGATCAGACCTGATATCTCATCGGCTCGACCACCTTCAATGACAGCGCGTGTAGCCAAATCCTGAACTCGCTGTGCAGCATTAAGAGGAAGTGACTTGATCAAGCCAACCTGATCGGCAAGAAGTTTTTGCATAACCGCACCAACATCAGTGTTTCTGATTTGATACTTCACACCAATAGACATATCTTTTGCATGAATCAACCATGTCTTTTCATCACGCAAAGCTACATCCATCAAAATACGAGAGGATGCATTCACAGCCCATACATCGAGTGATTCAGCATACTTGCGTAAAGCAGTCACTATGGATGGATAAACTGTTTCATCCGTTACATCAAAACCCTTAATAATTGAATCGATATAACCAGATATTTTACGCAGCTGCTGTCCGTACTTCTTTTCCACCTTCCTCGCTCGGTTCGGTGTGTGGCGGATTCTCTCCATGATCGTAGTTCTCTTGAGGTTTAGGCACCTCATCGTCAGCTGCTTCAATATCTGCATCTGTGATATTTGAATAGATACCTGTGATTTCACTTGATTGGCGAAGTTCTTTCATAGCTGCTTGAGTGCTAATCAATCCTTGCTCCTCGGCCTTACAAACTGCATCAGTAACCTTGGTGGCAATATCTGCTTTTTGTACATCATCAATCTGCCACAGTGATGCAAAATCAAAAGTAAATGAATCGGGTAATGCCTTACCAAGCGTGGACAATGAAACAATTTTCAAAAGCTTCCCAAGCCCTGTACGCATACGGCGCTCTTGTTGCTGATTGATATTGTCGTAATAGTTGCTTAGGTCTGATTCACCAGTGGCATTCATACCAGATGGAGATTGACCGAATAAGCGGACTAAAGGGATTTGCGAAGCCCCAGACAATTGCTGTCCAAACTGCAACATGACAGCATCAAGACCAGCAAAACTGTATGAATGAGTTTCAAAAGTATCCTCTAAATCCATGAGGGTTATCCCCTCATTGGATTGCCATAAACGCATGTGTTCGATCTGCTTGATTAAAGCGTTTAATGCGGAACCACCCATGCCTATATTTTTACGAAGATCCTTTACTTTGTATGTTCGTAAATGCGCCTTATAGACCAGTTGAGCGATACCAGTCGTCGTACTATCAAATGCAATCAAGCGATCTAAAAGACGCTCAATGACTGATTGCCCCCAAAGGTTTTCAGCTACCCGCTGCCAATACGGTAGATCCACACCATCGAATCGAATAACACGTGAATGGTGGATGCGCTGATTAGATAGCCCCAACGAGTCTGCAATCACATCGTAATACTTAGGCATGCCAAAGTCGGGACCATAATCACTGACTAGATCCTGCAATGTGGGTTGTACAAGCCAGCGATCCAAGACCATTAAGCCTTTGAATGAATCCTTGCCCACGGTATCAATATTTAATGGTGTACTTGCATTCTGTCCATCGATAAGCATTACAGCGATAGCACCACCATATAAACGCCCCCACTTAATGACATTGGTTATCTCATTCCAGATTTCTAAATCATCCATAGCCCGCTGAATCTCTTCAGCATCACTAGGATCATCCAAGCCACGCAGGTTTACACCCTCACGCGTCATATCTTCTGCGACCACATCAACAACCTGACCAACCACCCACGAGGAGCGATACATTGCTTCAAGCTTTACGCGGTCACGACTAAGGAAGTCAAAGCCATAAGTTGATTGGTCATTTTGGCTTCCCGCGCCCAAGCCGAGTCGCGCAGCAAAGTTTTGAAAACCATCTGCGGTAAAAATATTTGAAAATTTCATTTTATGTCTCGGTTAGAGCTTATCCCAGATCAACATGCTAGAAATTGCAGGATTAAAGCAGATCATCACACTATCAGCACGGTTTGGTGATACAGCACCATCAGGCTGCTTATTGACTAAAAGTTTGCCTACACCATTTTTCATGTATGTGGGTTGTGATAATTCCATAGTTAATTGAGTTAATTCATTCTCATCAATATCGTCTTTAGAGAGTGATATTAGGTTGTCTGGGTCGTACTCCATGCCTTTTAAAGCGCGATAAGTATTCTGAAATCTCATGCGTAAAGCCCACCATGATTGGGCCTTTAAATTGGCAAAGTAGTCTTTATTCTTACGATTCTCGACCATCTCACCATCAGGATCATACACGGCGGCTGAACCTCGGAAAGATTCAACATTAATCTCCACACCGCCAATTTCACGCTGCTGCTCATTAATCACACGAGCATCACCACGTACGCCAGCACCTAGTCCATCAGCATCGTAATAAAGCAGACCGTAATCTTTTTCTATGCAGATATCCATAGTCTTTTGCGTTGTGCCAAAGATGTCATCACCTTTACCAGACCATGACTCCAGATACTGCAAAACAATGCCATGACGACCTGCAAATGAATTTTTATCCTTACCTTCATCGGCAACATCTAACGCCCCAATACGATCACCAGTAGGGTCAATGTTGAGTTTCTTATGAGCATCAATCGCAGCCTGAACCCATACTGAAGGAATCAAGACACCTTCAACCGATGCGGCATAGTTAATATCAACCTCTTGGGCTAATACCACCTCATCAAGTGTGGCCAACTGTTTTTCATACCAGGGATAAATCAGTTTTCCGCGTAGATCAACTTGCCAATTCTTATCAGGGTTAGCACGCCACGGCATGGTAAATACTGAATAGCGACCGCTAAAACGATCACGATGAAATCTATCCCCAATACCATTTGGGGTAGATCCCTTGATATGCACGTTAGTATTTTGAGAGATTGCAGCATCTACAGCTTCTTGACGCTCTACGAATGCCCATTCATCAAGGAAGTACATTGAAGTACGACCACCACGACCAATATTGTCCCCTGCTTCACCTGTGATAGTTGCACCGTTATCAGGATTCACAATACGCATGTAGTTATCATGATCGCGCTGATTGAAGTTTTTGGGCTTCATCCAGTCCGGCATTTTGCTAAACATATCTCGGAATTTATGAAGGAGAGTTTTTGGATCTCCCTTCTTATCTACCAATTCCTCTTTACGACTACCAACCCCACCAGCAAAGCCTTCGACAAAAAGCCAACGATGTAAGTAAAAGCCCAATACAACGTAACTCATACCCTCATCACGCGACTTTTCAATCAAACCGTGCGTTTGAGTGCTTTCACGCTCCAATAGCCAATCAACCAGTTCAACTTGCTTGGGTCTTAAGACAAAAGGAATGTTTGCAGGCAATCCAAAAGCCATACCACGGGGATCGTATGTCCATATCCAATGATTGAACCAATGTGCTGGGTCTTTACTGCACTTGTAGAGTTCTGCTTCTTGGCTCAATTCACACTGCTCAATGACAGCTTTGTAGTAATAGCGTCTGGTCATTTCCGCAACAACTTCAGGCAAACGTGTGTTAATCGTCCACTCTTTGATTAGTGGCGCTATTTCTTCCAATGCATAAGTCATAGCTTTCCATTAATCGCTAAACGTGAAAGTTCCTGTGGTGTCATCTTGGACAGTTCTTCTGGTGTATATTTTGGCTGTGTAGGCTTTTGCTCATTCTCAGTTTTGATTGGCCCACCATCCTTACCAGTGATTTCAATCTTTTTCTCGTAATGCCCTTTCATGATCTTCTGAATCTGATCAATCAGCTTAATCGACATCACCACGTTGCCCTTTTTAGAGACCAGCAAGTCACTAAGAATTTGAAGCTGAACAATATCGTTGGCGCCAATGATGTTGTGCAGTGGCTGAGCTATATATTCCTTACGAGCTTCATTAAATAAATCCACAAACTCTTGAGCTAACAAGGCTCCTGCTACTTTTGTTGGATCGTAATATTCAACTTGCTGTGGGGTTACATCAATGCTGAATTTTTCCTTGATGTCCTTAACCACTTCTGTGGGTGTCATGAACTGTGCAAGTGACCGAACAATAAAGACTTTTTCAGCTTTTTTAAGCCTTGCCATAATTCACCATCCATCAAGATTCATCAAGAATAGTGGGCAAAAAAATTTAACCTATTACACACGTTCCACAACACGCTGAAATATTAGTTTCTGAAACAAACGGCGCATTCTTGGCAATTTCTAAAAGTCGTTTTACTGACTCGTCAGCACCCCATCGTTTTGTTTCACCGAAGAACACTTCAACATCGTGACCAGCTAAATAGTGTTTTGGTAGACCGGTATGATCGCTGTAAATGATTTCACCATCCGCATCACGTTCAACACCGATGTGATATAGCTCATGCTCAATGAGTCGGCAGAATTCACGGTCAGTTGTGTTTTCACAATAACTGGCATCAATGGTAATGAGATAAACAGGTACACAGCCAAACCAATCTCGCATCTGCTGTTCTTGTCGGGCTTTCTTCCAACCACCCTGGTTAAACATCACTTTTTCACATTGGCCCAAGACCATGCGTTTTTTTGCCATACATGCAGATGAAGCCCAAGCGAACGCTAAAAAGGTTTCATCATCGTGAAGTAACTCAGCAATATGATCATGGTCTGGGTTATGGAGTTCACCACCAATCGTCAGCCAATTTTTAATGACCCATTCTTTTAGATCCACGGCGGGTGCAAGCAGAATAGCTTCTTGTTCTTCTGCACGATCAATTAGGTCTGTCGGGGGAAATGGTCTGATCTGTTCCATTTTCTAATCTCTCTAACTGATTCTGAATCCAATTAATTGCATAACCTGACTCAATTTGATGAGGTTCAAGACGCACAAACGTGTAACCCATTTCCTCAGCAACATCGTACCGATCAAAGCTCCAAGCCTTCATCGCTAATTTACCGCCCCGACCGCCTGACCATGGACCACCCGCTATTTCAATAAGCAGTCTTAACTTCACGATATGGAAATCGAAGCGCCAGTGCTTAGTAGGTTCAAATTGAAATTTGCGTTCATAGCCGATCGAATGTTCTTCTAATTCTTGAAATAGAGTCTCTTCAGCTTCGAGATATTTTTCTTTAGCCTTGGGTAATGGCTTGGCGCGTGGCTTTGTTTTTAGTGGGAGCTTTTTTGTTTTCCAAAAATAAGTATCAGCGTCCATAAATTCTGCCCATTAAAAAAGCCCCATAGTTCCCTATGAGGCTTCACCTTTATCATTTGCGCTGATTTGGGTTTGTATTGCTGTAGTCTGTAACGAACAAAGGATAATGTTATTTAATAAAATTACTAATCA